AACTTCTTATTCAGCTCAATCGCATCGCGGCTCACCTGCAGCAGGTTGCGTGTTATCTGGTCATCTAGGGCCAGCCGCACGGCTACACGGTAAGCCTGCATATCCATGGGAACCTCAATTTACGGGCATAAAAAACCCGCCGTAGCGGGAAGTGTTTATAAAAAAACTTTCAAAATCTTACTTGAGTCTATCAATGAGTTGAGGCCCTTTTATGTTATTAGCTAGTCTTTGCTGGAAATAGTCATGTGCCGATGAAGAAATATCGTTACCTAAAAGGCAACGTTCAAGTTCAGACGCAGCAATTAATGCCGACCCCGAACCAAAGAAAGGATCACACACAGACTCACCCTCAATAGTGCTTTGTTCTATAAGGACTTTTATTAGCTCTACTGGTTTTTCTGTCGGATATCCACGCATTACCCGCTTAGCATCCAATATATCCGGAATGCCTAAATTATTGAGCTTACGCTTACCTTTTTCAAAAAAAAGAATAAACTCATATTTTGCTCTGTAATGATATCCCATTCCAATAGCCATTTTATTCCAAACAATTGGTTTCCAAAATTTGAACCCAACTTTTTCAGCAGCTGGCTTTAAATGAAACATCGTTTCTTGGTCGCAGAAAATGTACATGTGCCGATTGTTCTTCAACACACGGTACATTTCAGTCAGCAGCTCATCAAATCGGCTGTTTGGAAAAATGGCAAACCACTCGTTGCTAGACGATTTGCTAACTTTCAGACGAGTTGTTGTACCAATCTTGCGATGTTTTTCAAGGGATTCATAAGGTGGGTCAGTTACTAAGAGGTCGACACTCCCGGAAGGGAGTGTTTTCAACCATTCAACTGCATCTAATTTTTCTAAAAGCATTAAATTTTCACTGTGTTACACAATCTCTGTTGGGTGAGATCGACCGGGGACGATTGTCCTGTATCTACACCACGGCAGTCAACACAATAGCTTTGAGCTCCATCTGGGTTATTTGCTGTAACACGAGCTTCAGTTGTGCCAAAGTCCTCAGGGTAGCGACGGAAAATATGCTGCCCTCCTTGAGTAGTTGAACATAAAGGACAACTTTTATGCTTACCATCAAGTGTCCAAATTCCACGATTAAGTGCTTTGCCGCAACAACTACAACTAGCCATTCATAACTCCTCAGCTATATGAAAACCCATAAATAGGATTAATCTTAGAAGTTATATTTATCATTCATCAACAATAGTTAGTCAAGGATTATAATAAAAATAAGTGAACCTCTAACGCTGAGCATTTAAGTAACTGATATTTATGTCTTTAATAATGGTTGGCTTTTGATGGTGCTTAGTGAAGACATTGGAACCATCAATTAACATCACTTAATAGCTCACATTTTGAGCATTGGCGTCTTGATTAAAACGTTAAAACTAAACCCTACTATAGGAGCCATACAATTATTTCAACGGCTATTGTGCACTGCCAGAGGTGAAAAAGATGACAGCAGCAAGATTACGCATTACATATAAATGATCACAGCTCACTGCCGATACTATGAAACATCAAGCTTATGGAGAATTTCTAATGGAACAGCCCAATCCCCTCGCAGCACTGTCCTTAATCATCTGGTTTCTAATGTTCATACCTTGCTTTCGCATGGCTCAGAAAGCTGGTTTCGGATGGAAGATGGCGCTGTTGCTCTCATGCCCGGGTATCCATTTCGTCATGCTCTACTTTTTCGCTTACAAGAAATGGCCGACTGCGCCATATCGATAATCACTGTTAGTAGACTTAGCGTGAAGATATACAAGACATTAAAAACCCGCCTAATGGCGGGTTCTGTTTATCATGATTTTCAATGGTGAGAACTAAGCGGCTTTAGGCCCAAACTTCACAGTAAACTCCTGCTTTACCTGAATATCAAAATCAGTGAAAAGTGCTACGGGTTTAACTCCACGCCCCTGCTTTTCGAGACGAACAAATCCTCGTGAGCTAAGGGTTTTTAGAGTTACAGAAAGATTACTTTTCTGGCGCCCAGACATCTCAGCTAGCTCTGTGATTGACTCTGGCTTTTGATCTTCCATCAGTCGCAGAAGTTCAATATTCTCATTACTCAGGACCTGAGCCAGTGAGTTTACAGATGTAAACCACACTTTGGGCTCTCCCGGCTCAGGTTTGTACTCGCCTTTTACGATAGCAAGCATCCTTTGACGGATGTGCTCTTCAGGCATAACACCAATAAGAGCTTTCATATTTTAACCTCGGTTTTCTCGTTGCGCGATGACTTCATCTGACTTTACGAAGAAGTCTTCAATAAGCTGCGCTGCAGACACAAACTCGTAAGGATACCCTTTGTCATGTGGGGTACGATGCATGTGGTCATAGACCATCCGTCCTGAGTAACAGCCTTTTTTAGGCAGCTTTATCCCATGGGCGTTGTCTATACCAAAGACACGAGTATTGTATTTGTCATGTAGCGTTAAGCTGTAACGTATCCCATGAGGAATGAAAGATGTTGGCTTAACTTCCCAGACCTCAACTTTCCACCAATACCCATCATCCCGATATACTGTTGATCCATGCAGTGAAAGTAAATAGTCTAAACCGTCATCTTTTTCCATAAGGGCTTCCGTTAATGTTATGACCTAATCATAACTATAAATGCAGCGATGTCAAACGAAGCCGAACTAACTCGAACGGATACGAACGAATTAGCACATACGACAACCTTCTTAGCTCTATGGCCTTCAATAAACCTTAAATCCACTTGAAAGAGCCATTTCAATTGCTTCCATCAGCGGGTCAATCTTCCTCACGTATGCCGGTCCAATAAAGGGCCTTGATGGAATGTGACTCGTGCCAACCTCCTGCCAGAGCCCGATTTCACTCTTGGTCCCAACGATGGCCGCCAGGCCCACTACTTCACTTTGGATGGAGTCTCTCAGTTCGCCAGACCGCAGCAAAGGATCGTCTTCGGTGTAACCCTGGCGAAAGCGATCGGCTTTAGTCGATTCAGCCAGCTGTGCCCAAGCATCAAACGGCCCGTAAGCCGGCTGGTACACGCCAATTTCTTCCTTTGCTGTTTCCTCAATCTCTTTTACGATGACGCGGAAACCTTCTTCGAGCCCGGTGGAGATACTGGCTGATGCAGATGACATCTCGCGCGCAAATTGCTCAAGGTCCACTACTTACCCTCCTCCCACCTGCGTGTGTGCCAGTTGTAGGTACCGCCCTCGAGCTCGCCAATAACGACACCCATAGCAATGCGCTCATGGGGCATCAGCGATGACAGGTCCGGAAAAATCACGCTGAACGGAACCCCGGCTTTCATCAGCCAGCACTGGTTTATAAACCCGGGGTTCTGCGCTAGTTTTTTGCGGCGGTCTCCGTGGCCTCATCGTCCCTGTCGTTCGACATGTCACGCAGGGAGTCACTGACCGCTTTAAGTCCGTTTTTGCCCAGGATGGCGAGCATGCTTTCAATCTGCTTCGGGTTCTGCGGTACCGGGTATTCTTCGCCGTTAATGTCAGCTACGGCCGCCGCCGGAAAGGCATACATGTTCATGTACATCACGTTGATGGCCATTTCCGGGCCGACCGCAACAGTCAGACGGGATTCCTGCACCGGGTCCAGCTCACGCAGGGTGATGACGCGCCCGCTGGCATCCCGGACCTGGTTTGGCTTTACCGGCGATTCCGGTACAACGGGTGGCGTTTCATGCACTCTGACCTGCACCATTGTTTATTCCTCAGTTCACTTTTTTACGGCGGTTGGCTGTCCATGACAGGGTCTGGTTCACCGTCTTCTCGCCCTGTTTGTTACCGGCATCGGTAAGGTGAAATGACACACCTTCATAGCGGTACACGCTGATGGTGCCGTTTGCCTCGGTGATGGTTTCGGTGATGGTGCCGCGGGGCTGATCGATACCGTTATAGTAGTTGTCTTCCCACTTCGCCCAGAAGTCATCGAGCGTGGCATCCATACGTTCAGCCGTGATGGTACCATTCCAGCCAACGGGGATCTGCAGTTCGTCGGTAATGCCGTTGAGCGGCGTGATTTTATGGGTCGAGACCTGCGGCTTTGAGTCAAAACTCATGATTTTTGGAATGCGCAGTTTCCCCGTGGGCGTATTGATATCGACAGCAATATCACGCCCGACGGTATAGCCAAGGGTTGGCATGTTTTATCTCCGGAGTAATGAATGTTGCAGTGTTCAGCGCAATAAGCTGTCTGAGACGGAGATGGACACGCTGCCGCCCCCTTCCAGATTCACCAGGAAGTAGCGCACCACATTGAGATATTTCACCTGCACATCGGCGGTCATGTAACCCAGTGCCACGCGCGCATCCGGGTTATTGGTCGCATCGAGGCGCACCGCAAAGGCAGGTCCGCCATTCGGGTCGCCGATCATCTTCAGCATCTCCAGATTCGACAGGAAAGACTCCAGCGTACTTTTGGTTTCCCGGCGCAGGTCTGTGGTCTGATTGTCACCTACGACGCTGCCGAAGCTGGCCGCGATGGTCAGTGACAGGAAGTTGGTCATGCGGGTGTAGGTATCATCGTTCTGGGTCGGATTCGATGAGGTATTGCGCCCGGAGCGCATCCCAAAGTAACTGCCGCCCGGACAGGGATTGGTGATGACATCGAGGCGGGCTGAATTGATGGCCCCGATTTCCGGCACGGAGTACGGACGTCCCGCCATCTGCCGCTCAGTGGCAATGATGCCGGGGATGCGCTTGTTGAGCGTGGAGATATGCGGTGCCCGGGCGGCAATGTTTGCCGCTTCAAACGTGGCGGGCGCAATCATGCGGCTTGTGCCATTTGCGGTATCTTTCCAGTAAGGCCAGTCACCCACTATCAGCTTGAAATGCCAGTCGTCCACGCCTGAGCTGTTAAGCGCTTCAGACACCGCCTTACAGCCAGCGGAGGCCGGGCCCTGGCCGATGGCATAGGCACCTTCGGAGCGCGCAAACGCCGCCATGGCGGGCCAGCACATTTTATCGGTCACATCGGCAAGGTTGATGACCTGTGAATTTGTGCCACGCAGGGCATACATGCCTTTACGCGGAGCATCAGTGCCATCTGTACCGAGTAGCGTGGCATCCGAGATACCGGTCGCGCCGTCGGTGCCGCCGCTGAGGGTGACCTCTTTTAGCGCGGCCTGTGCAGGCGCTTCGGATTCGGTTACTTTCGCGCGCACCAGCTGGCTGGGGCCCCGGATATTCATCTGGCCGTGATTTACGGCCTCTGCCATCGCTTTCCATAGCGCATCCCCTTCACCCTGCAGGTTATCAAAGACTTCCGCACTCACGCCCGGCAGGCTGATGGTCAGCTTTTTCGAGTTCACCGCGGTACCGCTGCCGATACCTGCGACAACCTGATTCCCGCGCGTCCCGCTGTAGAGTGCGGTCAGCAGCAGACCTGACTTACTGCCATTGTCGCAGAGTCTGCCACTGGCCGCTTTATCCTGACCGTTTGTCACACGCACACAGTTCAGGTTCGCCGCACCGAGCTGAAGTGAAATGGCAGCCGCTGTCGCCAGGTCATACTTACGGTTTTCAGGCGTGCCCAGAAAGAATGCCATGTCATTATCTGACGTGATACGAAAGGCGCTGTTTACCGGCCCCCAGCCTGCCACACCCACCAGCCCCAGCCCGTCGGTGGGTACACCATTAATGTAACGTGCCCGGGGCGGAACGACCTGAACATAAAGGTCAGGTGCCGTGAGTGCAGACGTGCTGAGGTCGCCGGTTGAATAAATCGGCATGAAAGAGACTCCGGATGAGTGAACTGATGCTGGATAAAAGGAATTTACCGTGTGGTCTGGTGCCCGTTCAGGGTGACAACAAACTGCGTCACCTCAGGTGCGGTGATGGTCTGGGTGGTAGCGTAATTCACGCTGAAAATCAGGTCACGCCGGTAGACATGCCAGTTCTCTGACCTGTCCGAATCAAACTGCCGGGCATACAGGAGCTGCGCGGGCGCGCCGTCGTTGAGGTCAATGTGACACTGTTCAGAGAGCGCCGTATCAATGGCACTGCCGATGCGGTCTCTTAGGCCAGGCGTGGGTGCCCAGACAGTGACCTGGAAATCTTTTATCTGCCTGTGCAGCTCTTTTACAGCCGTGCCTGGGGTGGTGGCGGAAACACTGAGGTGCTCAGCCATCAGGACGCAGACACTGCTGAGCACAGTGAATGACTTCGGCAGTACTGCTGAAAACTTTTTAATTGCCTGTTCAGCCGTGGTACCCGCCCGGAAAGAGAAGGTGAACGCTTTTCCGTTAAGGTTTACCCGCACATTGGTCGGTGCAGCAGCCACACCGGAAACACCGATTACACTACCGTTCACTGTGAGCTGTAACGTAGGTTTACCTTTGGCGATGACAAGACAGGGCCTGCCAAGCGCCGTGCTGATTTTACGCTCTGTCGGCAGTGGCCAGACGGAGACGTGCACACCACCATTCTCGATGTCCTGCTGCAGTGCTCCATGTACGGGCCAGCCCGGATAGATTTTCACTGAGGGGTTAACAATGCCAGGTAGCAGGCTGCCGCCGGGATACACTACTTCTGAGATACGTCCTGCCAGATAGCGGGCTACATCATCAGTGCTTGCCATGTTACACCGTCACCTGAAGCGCCGTCAGACGCCAGCCCATATTGGTCAGTTCCGTGCCGCTGATGACAAACCGATGCCCGGCGTCATCCGTCACAAAATCCCCGGTATGGAGAGACAGGTCTCTGAACGCAGGCATCAGGATGCTGTGCCACGCGCTGCGCATCTGGCCCGGCAACTGAAGCGGGCTGTGCTCACCGATGCGGCTCATCAGAATACTGGCAGGCCAGCCGGACATAATAAGCTTTTCATTTGCTGCAGTGGTGCCACCGTAATCCTGCAGTCCGGCGTCACTGCCCGCCGGGGTGGTACGACGGACGCTGACGAGCCGCTCAGCCCTGACACACAGTATGGGCTGTAACAGTGGCATGGCTGCCACGTAAAAGGTCCCCTCGGTGGACACCAGGATATCGCCTGCCTCAAACCCCGCCGCATCAAAGATGCCAATACGGGTGGCCTGTCCGAACCGGGCTGCGCGCATGTAACCGTAATCGGTGGTGAATGAGGCCGAAAGCTGTCGCAGTGGCTGCGCGTCGAGGGGGCTGAAGGGTGATGCCGCCCGGTAATGACGGGCCGTACCACCCAGGCGTTTCGCGGCCTTCCCGTTACCCTGGTTCACCTTCGCCGCCAGCTGATGTGAGTCCATATCAGCACCGTGTCACAGTTGATACGCCAGTGCCCAGCGACGGGCCCGGCGGGATACCGAGCAGTCCGCAGAACTGACGCCGCCACTGATTGTAGAGACGCGTACGGTCTGAGACTTCTGACCGGTTCCGCTGCCAGACAGCCGCTTTATCCGTATCCAGGTTGTCTGCCGCATGGGTAATCCCCCATTCCAGACTGGCCAGTGTCGTCAGATAGTTCACCACGATGGCTTCCTCCTCAGCCCGCAGCGTAGTCAGCCTGTGAGCCAGCGTCTGGAACCGGCCTGAGGTGACCT